TTTTCATGTTAAATTTTTCCTTTTTTTTGTTAAATTATAAACCAAGTGCAATAACTGCATAGTTTCCTGCAAGTGCATCAGTAACAGTTCCGCTTGTTCTTGAACCTGTTCCGATAACGACACCAACGCGATCTGGATCGGATACGGTACAAGCACCAACTTTACCGCTTGCTGTTGCTCCTGCGGTGAGCTTGATGCCACCACCGACAGTAAGAGCGCCTGTATAAGCTGCTGATGAAATAGTAAACACTCCACGTGTTGCAACTGGGACGGCTTGTCCTGGAAGAACGCACTGAAGCTCTTCTCTCTTTTGTGGGTAGTAAAGAAGTTTTTCGCCGTTTTCGTCGGTTTTGGCTGTTTGGCGGAGAGTAAGCCCAAGAAGAGCAGTGCCGCTAACAGCTGGTTTAACTTTTAATGAAACGCTTGGGTACTGATTAGCTCCAACGAATGGGTAATCTGTTTTGCCAAGGTAAGAATCGGTTCCATAGGTGACTGGATCTGCGTTGAAGTCTGCTGAGTCAACAGCAACAAAAACGCCAGCGTCACCATGTGAACTTCCCGTTGTTGATTCATTAACATATGCGTTGCCAAGAGCAAACATGTTAATTACATCATTTTCGTCATATTGTCTGAATGGTAAAATACGAAGTGCCATAATTTTAGTTTAGTTTATTGTTATTAAGATATTGTTATATTTTCACGATTGAAAGCCGCAGCAAATTTATCACGAAGAGAAACTGATTCTCTTGAAGTTGTTTCATTTGAATTAGCAATTCCTGCTTCTGAAGTTTCTACATTGTCGAGAATCTCTTCTGTAGAAGCTTCTTTATCAGATTCTTCTGGATCAGTTGATGATGCAACCGAAACTTTTGTAAGGCGCTTTTCAACTTCAGCATCAATACGAGCTTGAATTTGAGCTTCAAAAGCAGCCTTAACTTCTTTATTTTTATCTCTCCAAAGAACGGAGAGTTTTTCTTTAAACGAAGCGAAGGATTCTTCTTCCAAACCAAGGTTTTTAAGTTCTTTGGCAAGAAACCCACGATCTTCATCTTCAAGAGAATACTCTTGATCGATTAAATCCATTCTCTCATTGAATCTAGCGATAGCTTGTTCAGCTTTTTGAGTAGCTTCAAAAGAGTTAATTTTTTCTTGCGCTTCAGTAAGTTGGTTGTGAAGTGCCTCTACAGACTCCTTAAGTTCAGAGTGTTCTTTAGCGATAGCCTCTTTTTCTGACTTAACTGATTCAATATCTTGACGATATTGTTCATCTTTTTCTCTGATTGCATCAGCAAAAGTATTAGTCATTGAAGCGACAGTCTCTTCAGAAAACTTCTTTTCAATAAGAAGATCTTTTAATTCCGAGATCATTTTTTCGATATCCATAATGAATTTGTTTTTATTTTTTACATTAATATTTTCACTTTGTGAAATTTTATTAGTATTTTTATCTCTTTTATCATTAATTTTTACTAATGGTAAATCTTCTTGAGCTTTAAATACACCCTTTACATCAGCTGCTGGATTAGTTGTAAAACCAATTCCAAGAGGATAAATTTTACCAGTTATTAAACGATATATATCTTTACCATCTTTTGTTTTCCCGCTTCCTCCGTAAATCCTTAAAGAGCCTTTTAGTTCTTCAATTTTCTTTTGATCTGTTATTATTTCAGCGTCTTTTAAATCAGAACTACCAATAGCTAAAACATAATCCGTAAATCCAACTTCCCAGCTTGTTGATATTTTTTGATAATATGGGTCATTTGGATCTGTTGATCTTTCTAATAAATCTGCAAACGCTTTATTAGCAGAACGATAAACAACTGCTCCTAAAGCAATATTAAACATCTCGTCTTTTCCTGCTACCTCTTCTGGGGTTAGTATTTTATTTGATCCATACTCACTAAATCCAGCTGTTGCTATGTGTCCAACAATTTTTTCTTTATTATGTTCTATATTTGTTGGCTTATGTAAGAAGTTTTTTGTAAAAGCGATAGCGGTATCAGTATCCATTCCATCGCCATTTTTATTGAATTTATTAACGACAGCAGCATTAAAAGCTACTCCAATTAAATCAACATTTTGTTCGAAATCTATATTTTGAGGGACAAGTGAATGTAAATTATCTAAAGACGCTTTAGAAATAAAAGAATCATCACTTATTTTACAAGCCTGAATTGGGGCTTCAAATATTGTAGTATATTTATAATCCATTAATAAAATTATTTATTAATTTTTAAAGTTTCCCCATCAAATTTTTCTTTAGACTCATTATCTTTAGAAAGCATTTTTGATGATTGTCCAGAGGCATCTGATTCATCCTCTGTATCTTCGCCTTCTTCCATCTTCTCTTCTTCTTCAGTCTCTTCGTTTTCATGAGATTCTGGATCTGAAGGTTTGTCCATTTTTTTGAGAATAGCTTTTTGAAGTGCTGGCGGAAGCTTCTTTTGTGCTGGAGTTAATTCTCCAGAATTACTTTCTTCCATAAGTACTGCTTGCATTTTATCAAACTGAACAGAACAAGCCTTCATTGTTGATTGATCATCCATATCTGTTGTATCGACAAGAGCCTTATCATCCGATGCGCATGTACTCATAAATGATTTATACATCATGGCTTTTTTATCTGCCATTTTAGCGAGAGATACTTGGGTTTCTCCGTTTTTTGTTTCCACTATTTTTTCAAGTGGCACTTTAATATCTTCTGGATTAATTTTCATTTTGAGTACTGTGGTATAAAATTGCAGCTGGATATGTATCTAATTGGTGTATACTAGCTATTTCCAATATATTGCTATTTACACCTAATGATTCTATTTTATCAAAGTTTTTTATACATGAAGATAATTCCTCTTTCCATTGATCTATTGAAGTAGAACAGATTACGGCTTCGCATAGTTTATCTAATATGTTTTCTTGTTCTTTATTGAACTTCTTTACATTTAAATTTTTCTTTATTTCTTGTTTAGCAAAACTCCTTGCTGATTCTATCTCTCCAACAACTTCTTGTATATTTTTTCTTGAGAATTGAGCCTTTACCAAAGGAATGTTTGTAGTTCCTTCTGGTCTTCCAGGGCTTTTATTTGTAGTATTCTTTTCTATGACGGAGCTTTCTGGTGGGGATATCATAGGAATTCCACCAACAATTGGGTTGTAATAACCATCTTCTCTTTCTTTAATAAATGTTGATTGCGCTGGTGCAATTTCTTCTGGTTTAGGAAATTTACCGTTATGGAACATTTCCATGCCTTGTTGCGGTGTTAATATCCCTAATTCCATTAATCTTGTAGAAATTCTCATGAGTTGAGTCTCATCTCTCATGTCAATATCCTTAAATACTGCAGTTGGATATGATCTAAAACCTAAATCATTAGCAACTCTTTTGATTTCTCTTTGCAAGAAATCATTTAAAAATGCTTGTCTGGCTTCTTTTAATCTATCTACAAAAATTTGAGCTTTAACTTCTGTTGCACTATATTTTTCTTCTCCAACAACTATATTCTGAAGACCTTGTTTAATGTCTTCATTAAGAACTTTATATTTTTCTGGACCTAGAACCTTATTAAGGTCTGGTATAATGAAATCTGCTTTTGTTGTATAATCTGAAACAAGTACCCTACCAACGCTTTCGTTTTTAAACAAACTCTGCATGGCATTTAAGTTTTGAGGGTTAATGCCACCCTTGTCTGGATCAGCGCCCATCGTAATAAGCAATATTACGTTTTCAACAGTTCTTGTAATAGCTTGATCCATTTTTTTAAGCTCAAGCTTTGCGTTGATATCTTCAAGAACTGGATAACCAAATGGGATTGCAAATGGCTCATAGTCTTGTTTTTTATAAAATGAATATGCTAATTTTTTAGGATCTAACTCTATTTTTAATCCATCTGTAAAATAAGCACCTTTTTTAATATTTTCTTTTACATCTTTTGGCAAGCTATCGAAAATCGCCTTATCCTCTTCTGTAGATGGATTCTGTAAACGAGACATCTCGTATTCAGAAAGAATTTTTTCATAAGCTCCCACAGCAAATGTAGAGCTTCTTTTGGCGATAATATCAAATGGATTTAATATAATATACCTTAATGGGATCTTATTGATTGAGCTATTAATTGGTGATATACTATTAAGTAATTTAGCGAAATCGCCTGTTTGGAACTTGCCATCTATTCTATAAATAAAGATATTTCCACTGCGATAGTATTCTCTAAAATATTGGTCTTTTAAATTCCATAAATTAATTTTTTTAAACCATTCGTAGAAGAAATCTCTGCTTTTTTTATTGCCACCTTCTAAAAATACTTCTGTATTTGCAAATTCAGACATTATATCAATAGCATTTCTAAATATCGCAACATTTGCATATGCCTTTTGACATAATTCAATAGCCTCTCTTACGTTTACGCCGTCCATTGCGTAATTGTATGGTAGAAGACCTCCCCTAATGCTACTATATCTGTCTATAGTTGGAGAAACAGCCGATCTATTGATTCTTGTTGCACTAGGGTTATTTGCCCCTCCCACGCGAGAATAAGAAGCGCTTGACACATAAAAAGGATCGCCAGATAAACTTGGATTGAAACTTGCTTGAGACTCCTGATATACAGGATTATCATTTTTTTGAAATTTATCCCAATATTGGGACTTCTTATTATAAGATCTCTTGGACATGCTATATATTACACACTAAAGTCAAAAAGTTAACTTTAACTTTCAAAAAGTTAATTTATAAACATCGGAGTGAATGTTGTTTGAATATTTTCAGCATTTTGATTCATCATGTCAAAGTATACTTGTATCATCCAATTTCCTAGCAGCAATGCGGAGTAAGAGTCCTTTCTGGCTTTATCTGCTCCTCTTTGTTTTTTTAAGTTATGAGGTAAATCAAAACTTTGGGTTCCCTGTGCAGTAGTAGAAACTTGAATTAATGCACATTCAACTTTAATTAAATCCATCATGTCTTTTTGATGCTCAACAAAATCTATCATTTTTGCCGAAAGAGATTGCTCGTCTTCTGCATTTTTTAAGAATTTTAAATCTTTAATTGGTATACTAGACTTTCTTTGTATGTTGTAATCATCATCCATAGCAGCACCAGCAAATAAAATTCTTTTATGATCAAACGCTGATTGTAAAGACTCATTAGCGTATCTTATCCATTGAGAGCTTGGTTTTCTTAAATAAACAATTCTTCTGCTTTGTAAGTTGTATTGGTTTCTAGCGTCTCTTAAATTTTTATCATATTCTTGCACGTTATCAAAATCAGCATCAAAAGACTCCAATTTTAAATTGTATTGTTTAAATACATCGCTCTCATTGCATGAATTAATAAATTGAACTCCACCGTTATAGTCAGCCACAATAGACACTATATTAAAATATGTTAATAAGTAATGTAAATAAACAATATGACTTTTTAAATTAGTGCCAGACATCGCATAGCTATGAACGACAGCGCCTTTAGGTTTATCTGGATCTATTTTTATTAAAACCATAGCGAAGTCGTCAGAACTTTCGCTTTCAGACCAGGACGGGTCAATTGCTAGTATATATTTCGCTTTAGAATCGCCTATAACCTCAACGCACTGTCCTTCTCCATCTGGTATGGTACAAGCCGCCATTTTGCTTACCTTAAAGTAACCAGAGCTATCGTCAGTAAACATTGCTCCAAACTCTCTATCAAATTGTGATTGACTCATCGTAGCTTTCGATTGATTAATCAAATTTTGATCATACA